CGCTATTATAACCGCGGCAGCATCCACTCATTCACCATGCCATTTGCTCAATACACTTGCATAACCTAGGATACCAAGATGGTCGCCTCAACTCTTCCGAGTGGGGGTGGGCGGGCCGCTATCGCAGCCCGATATTCCCATCATACCCGCTTTCCGAAGCGTAGGCATCGAGACCTAGTTGTAGGTTTAATATGTTCGTGTATCCGGATTCTTGCGTTCCCGGTAGAGGCTCGAAGCCCCGGACCCCCTGGAGGGTTCCGAATCCTAAACGCATGACACGCTGAAAAAGGGATCTCACCGACTGACCGATACGGACATTCGAATGACATTCCAACGGGGCCCAGACAAATGGCCCCAACTAATATAACTCGCCTCCCAGATGTAGCCATGCGCAACACACTCAGGCGAAGCCAAGATTGACCTGTGGGAGGGAGAGGGGAGAGAGAGATGCGGGAGGACCAAAGTAAGTCCTAAAGTTTCGAGCCCCCCGTACGAACCGGGACCGAACAAGTTCCATGGTGACATGGAGACAAGGATGGTCATCGATCCATAGGGATCTGCGAGCATTTTCGGTAACAAACACTCGATCGCCATAGGACTTAAAATGGTCGTAAACTGGTTTAGGCCAGACAAACGACCAAAGCTTTGGCCCCCGCTGGAGTTGGCGAAAAGAAGGAGGTTGATAAGAAGGTGTCTGAGAGGATCGTTCTCTGTAGGATAGATAGTCGATGGAGACCTTTTCAGGTTTAACGGGAACCCCCGTCCATCTCGAGACTAAATCTCCTGCAACGTCCTTGGTCATAGAATCGAAGATAGGATAAAGGGAAGCCTTTGGAGGCGGCCCAACAACCATTTCGATACTACGACATACGCCTTTCTTTATGGTGGGTGCCGGCCCATCGGTCAGGGCGCGACGAAACCAGGACTTCTTGGAAAGGATTCCGTATTCTCTTCTAGACAGATTTGACAAGTCAATCTGCCTCGCGGCGATCTCGAAACGCATCAAACAATTCACGACGAGGGATTTTACCTCACCACGAAAAGTTGAAATGCCATCGAGCACCTCTGTCAAGAGACATCCGGGTTCCTTCCTACAAGGTCTGAAGAAGGATAAGACGGGTTTTGGAGCTAGTTGTCCACGACGGATAAAGAAACTCTGGGAGTTCAAATCCGCCGAAATGTTAGAGTAGCCGGTCTTCTCGACATTGACACAAAGACCGAAAGTCCCAGTCACCTCTTTCCAGAGGGAAAAGAACTTCTGATCACCTGCGAAGACGCAGTCGTCGCCGTTAAACCGGCCTACCCTATTGGCCCCGCAACCTCGGGAGATATCGCTGGCGATGTCGAAACATGCCTTGTTCAAGAGGCAAAGCAAGGGGAAACTTACGAGGTTTCCCATCATGCTGCCTCTCTTTATAGGGCGAATCTCACCGGTGCAAGGGTTCAACCATCTAAGGTTGAAGAAAGACCCTTTTAGCACCGTCCTCTCATTCTCGCTCATCCGAGCATCCTTCGACAGTTCTTCGACAATGACATCGACGGCACGGAGGTAGATTTTGTCAGTGGCAGATTCGTAATCGCCACTAATGACA